CTTTGCCAAGTGACCCTCCTCATAACCTAAAGCTTTCTCAAAATATCTCTCATCTTCTGGGGTGAGACCCGTATAAATCGACCCAGAGCGTGTGAAGTAAGGTGCAATGTAATCAAAACAGTTACGATACTTAATAAAGTTACCCCAGGGATTCTTCTTCTTAATTTTTAATTCAACTACCATAATTTACATTAGTTGTTGAGTATCGAACAGGGGGCCTTATGACCCCCGTCGAATACTTATATGTTTATTTAATATTACGCACCGATAGTGAATACGCCGTCGTTAGAAATTTCAGTATCCTCAGCATCGCAGTACAAAATACCGCAAGACAGTGGGTTACGAACCATAATACCAACCTCACCGAGGAAGTGTACCTGGTAACCATCACGGCTGTTAGAACGCAGTGTATTGATGCTGTTAGCATAGCCATTAGGTGCTACAGAACCACCAGTATACCACTGAACGAACTCACGACCCTTACGACATACCTTAACGATATTAGCCTGGCCGTCGAAGTTGCTGATGTTTACAAACAAGAATGTGTAAGACATCAGTGGCTTACCTGTCAGTGGGTGCAGCTGACGGAACAGCTCCATGTTGTCGAACATAGGACAACGCTTCAGTGACAGAGTGATACCGTTGGTCATGTTATAGGTTGTGAACTGACCACCCAGAGTCAGGTTCTGACCAGAACCGCTAACAAAGATATTGTCAGTCAGGTTGAAGCTAGCTACTTTCTCCTTCAGGATGCGGTCGAACTCACGGATACCCATCTCACCAGTCAGAGCAACGAAACGACGCTCGTTAGTACCCAGAACATTGTAGCAGAGGTCAAACAGATAATCCTCGAACAACTCAGCTGTAAGAGTTGTGTAGTAACGAATGTTAGCTGGAGAAATCTGCTCGAACAGACCACTCATTGTAGGAACTGGACGACCGTTTGTACCCTTGTTGATATATGTACCATCAGCCAGACGGTTGCTCTTAGCGAACAGGAGAGCTGTCTCCTCACGCTTCTTCCACTCACGGAGAGCCTTCCAGTACTGATAATCAGACCACAGATAAGACTTCTTACCAGTCTCGGGATCAGTCAGAGCAATAGTAAGAACTGTGCTGTAAGCATCACCAGTAATATCGTAAGTCAAACGAAGGTTCTGGAGGTGGTTACGCATCTTAAATGGAGTCTGATAGTTGATGATATCTGCCTCATCACTGTACTCCTCGTAAGCTGAACCGATACGGCTTACCTGACGACCAGGAAGCAGGAACTCACCAGGAATATAAGAAGCCTGTGAACCATCTACTACGTAGCACTCGTATACCCACTCGTTACCATCCTGATAAGGAAGACCGGTTGTACGAACCTGGAAGTGGAAATCGTCGAAGCTAAGAATTGCACCAGGACCGAACCAACGCTCCTCAAGTGCGAGGTAGATAGTGCTGTTGTTCAGACCAGGAGTGATTGTATTATAGTTGCTAGTGGTAACTTCCTGACCGTTCCACTTAGCCCAGCGAATGTTAACAGCGTGATCGCCGTCAACCTGTACTGCCCACTCGAACTCACGGTTCTCGATGATCATAGTCTTACCAAGACCGCCAGTGATCAGGTCGATGGTGGTTGAAATACCATCATCCTTTGTACCAAAAATCAGTGAAAGCAAACCTGATACCTTGTGTGGCTCGGTCAGCAGTGCATTAGAAATCATGTTCTCATCTACCAGATCACTGAAACGCTTACCGCGGAAGAGCTGGAGATTGTTAAGTAAAGTATTATTCATATATGTTTAAATCTTTATTAAACGTCAGAACAACCCATCGAGCAGGTCTGTTGCTGACTTCTGTTTTTCGTTGGCATCAAACGTGCTATGATTCTTAGCACTGTGCCTCAGTATTTTCCTAAGTTTATCAGCAGCGGATGACTCTCCACTTTTCTTGGCAGTTGAAATAAGACTATCAGCTTTCATAGTAAAATATGCAGACTCTATCAGGTTCTTTGAAAGATTCTTATTGAAGTCTTTTGTATATTGCGACTGTCCATTCTGATCTACCTTGAAGATATAATCAAACAGTGCTCTGCGGTCCTCCTTTGGAACTGCAATGCCGCGTACATTAGTAAGGTTATTGATTTCCTTAGTTACGCTAGCATAAAAAGCTTTTGACTGCTCTTCCTGCTGTCTTGCATATTCCTCTTGCTGACGCGCAGCCTCTTCTACTTCTTGCTGTCTAATCTGCTTCAGTCTGTCAAGCGCATCCTCCGCTTCATCATACAGTACGTCGCTATCCTCATATCTTGTTATCTTCTTATTAATTTGTTCATCTGAATAGCCTGCACGTTGCATGAGTTCGCGTACTACTGCTTTTTGATTTGTCTCGTCTTCGAGATCGATATTATCAAGAGTAAGAGCTTCTTGCTGTTTACGATAGTAGTCTTCGAACTTACCTCCATTTCTTACATACTCGTCGAGCGCCTGTATACGATCGTCCGCGTACTCAGGCTTAGAGTTCTGTTCCACTACATCTGCAAAATACTGAGCGAGCTGCTCTGTATTCAGAGGCTTATCTTTCTCGTCGATCTCATCCATGTTCCAACCAAGAGAGTTACCAACGGCCTCAAACAAGAGACCTACTTGCTGTGCCTCAATGACATCAGCCTCTGTAGGATCCTGATCGCCATCATTAGGCTCTTCTATATTCTCAGGATCCTCTACAGGTGGTTCATTAACTGGTGGTTCTGGATTATCGATATGCTCAGGGATCTCTGTATCGTCCTCGTGAGCATTTGGATCATCTGATCCGCTGTTACTGCCGTCCTCAGGATCTTTCACTGGCGGCTCATTCTTAATAAGATCTTCTACGTCTGGTTCCTGTGCCTGCAGTACTGCGTCAATATCAGTAATACCACCACCCTCTTCTGGGTTGTTGTAACCAATACTGCCTAGCAGGTTATCGAACTCAGTCGGAATATTATTCTTTTTCTTTGCCATATTATAATATGTAAGTTAATTTGTACAGTTTATTCTGTTATTTTTTGTCTTGGTTTAAGTGCAGTAGCCCCAAGGAATCCAAATCCAGCTACAGCACCTACTCTTTTCATAGACTCTCTTGCAGCTTTTATTATTTCTGACGGCACGTGACCATATTGTTGTACTAAGAAATTTATATAGTTGCGACCATATCCGTTTGAATTTTTAATAGCATTTACTATTTTATCATCGGAAACTGCGTCTATGATTTTGTTCTATGCCTCTATAGAAAAATTTTTTAATTTATAATCTCCTAACAATTGTAACCTTGCGTCATAGTTTGTCGTTACCTTTTCTGGAGCCATATTTACACCCCGTAACGTTTCTACAAAGTCAGGGAGGTCATCAAAATCTTGTGTAAACGTCGCGTTTAATAAATCCTGTTCGCCTTGTGTGAGGTTTAGTGTACCGTCGAGTCTATGACGCAATTCGTGCCCTAATGCAAAATCTACATCTGTATCTTTTACAGCTATATGACCGTCTGGATATTCAAATCCACTAAACTATTTTAAACCAGCATCCTCAAAAACTTTCTCGGGATATGTTGTATACCCTCTCTATAAAGTTTGATCCACGTGAGATTTCACAGTAGGCTTTAATATCCCACCATGATACCCTGGCCTATAACTCTATATCCTCGGCAACACCGAATTGTAGAAAATATCTCGTACGTCACTCGGCACTTGCATATCTGTTATCCCTTGATATACCTAATCAGGAGATTTCATTGTAAAAATGTCTGCTCCTTTTGCAGATGCTGGACGGCTCAACACTCCTCTTGCAAAATATTGTTTGAGTTGGTCTTTTACGTATGAATCTTTAGCTACGTCTCTAAACATGTCGTCCATAGCAGGAAGTGCATCATACGCAGAGTCTGTATATTTAATACCTCGCAATGTTTTATTTATATCATCTACATTGCCTAAAGAATACATATAGTTATTATAACTATTTAACAATTTGGTACCAAAATCTTTTCCTTTAAGTAATTTTATACCACCTACTAAAGGAAGTATTGAGGCTGCAGACAATGCTGTATTTACATGTTGGTCTGTATCAGAAATGTCGTGAATACTCTAATTTAAATTATATCCAGTATCCATCACACCAATAGGAACACTCAATAGCGGATGCAAAGAAGCTCCTGCAGAAGCAATGTCGGCACTTTTCCAGTCTCCACCAGCTGCTTGAACAACTCGTCCTGCGAACGTACTAGCGGCGGGTGTTGGATGCCAAGTAGAATTAGTACTTACTGTAGGCTTATTTCTTTGAGAGTACTGTTGTTGTTCTGGAGTTACTATCTATACGTGTTCTATATCCTTCTTATGCGCACCGCCTATAGGAGTTACTACAAAATCAGCGAATACATCTCCCATCGTATCACCAGTATACCTAGTCCAGCTTTGTGTCTAATCGTCCCAAGAGTATTTCATTCCGTCACCTTTAGGCTTACCGTCTCCATATTTAGGAAGTTTACCGTTACAATGTTTTGGTATATATTTATCGTATGCAACTCCTGGCTTTTTTATGTATTCAGATCTAAAATCAGCACCATCTTTACTGTAGTACCAAGCATCTTCATACATCTTAGTACTATGCCAATTAGGTTTCATGAATTCATATTCGCCAGTCTTCTTATTTAGAGCTACACTCTTTGCATGCCAACCGTTGTCAGTGAAATCGTATGTAAACATTCCTCTACCAATAGCTTCGCCAAAATTCTTAGGTTTATCATTCAACTCCCAATATCTATGAGATCTGTACTAAGATTCTGGAGTAAGTCTTTGGTTGTCAGGAAGAGAATTGATATATTCATTATACTAAGGATCTGGTGTTATTACAGGCTCCTTGATATAACCTCCATCGTAAATCTCCTTAACAGACTTACCGTCTTTATAAGCTTTAAAGCGTTCTCTAAATTCAGTTGGATCTTTGTACATAACCATCTATTCTATTGCTAAGTAGATTAGCAACGACGTTGGTAATGAAATCATCCCCTCCGTCGTGCTAAACTAATCTTAGTATGAGTTTTAATAATTGATTGTTCTCTCTAGTAAGCTATAGAAGCTCTTGTTCTTCAGCGTGTGTCATTTTGCAAGTCCCCACGCAGTATTAAACCTACGCTTTAGAATATCGTATTCTTTACGATTTTTATCTCTATTAGAAGCAGTTCTCTCTTTTGGGAATCCTCTGAGTCTAAAACGCTTTTGATCAGGTTTCTCTCTATATATAGTATCGTTGTCTATGATTTGTCTTGTTATGTGTGCAGGAATAGTTGTGTAAGGTGTATTCTAAATAACTCCAATAGATTCTCCATTATTATATTTCATACTATTTGTAAAAAATGGACTATCTGAATACATCCTAAAACTATCAGCATATCTTTCTCCTGCAGGAGGAGCCATTCTTGGTTGAAGTTTCTGTTGAGCTCCCAACCAATTTAAAAACATATTCCAATATTCTTCCATAATTACTTCTCTCCTGAAACTTTATTAGCTCTAGCGGTACGCGCCTTAATCTTCTCACGCTCCAAAGCAGCATCATCTTTAGCCTTCTGAAGCTCCATCTCGTGCTTCATACGGTCACGCTCAAGCTCAATCTTCTTATCTTCTATCTCTTTCTTCTGACGAGCTTCATAACGCTTAGTATACTCATCAGATGCAATCTTACGTTGCTGTGTAGCATCCTTCGCAATCTCCATAGGATCAGGTATACCGTTCTGATTAGAATCCTTCTCTTCAGAACCACGATATGCGCTAATCTCAGCTACTGCAATCTTAGTCTGGTTATCAGCATCAACCTTGTAACGCTCAAGCTCCATCTTAGCTTCCTCAAGCATAAGCTCTTGTTCACGCTGTTCATTCTGCATCTGCTGCAGCTGAATAGCTTGCTGTTGTTCTGCTTGTTGAGCTTGCTGTTGTATTTGCTCTTGACGCTCTTGCATCTCCTTAAGCTTCTGCTTAATGATATTGAAGTTATCGTTTGTAAGTACCTCTGCTGCTTCAAGCAAGCTAGCACCATTTTGCATAGCTGGTTGAATAAGCTGTTGGAGCTTCTGTATGTTCTCCATATCCTTAGAAGTATCAGTTACAAATACATCCATGTCTTCATAGAAGAACTTATCTTGGATATCAATATAAGCACGTTCTCCATTATCGAAGATATAACTAAGCTTCTTCTTACCTGTCTGTTGCCAAGCACCTTTCGCTGTATCAAGTAGCATTGTCAATGCATGACGCTTACATTGGTTGTGTACCCAGAACAAAGGCTCTGTGATGTGTGATGACTGTACTACACTACGCTCCACATTACCTACAAGCTCACTAGAACTAATAGCACCTTCACGTTGTTCTGTGATACCTGATATAGTACCAGCAAGCTGTTCAATCTTATCCATCAGCTGAATATACTCAGCAATAACATTAGACATTGTAAGATCGAGTGCAGTAATCTGGTTGAACGTA